GGATTCGTTTTTACTGTCGTTGTGGTTTTTGTCGTGTTATCGACTGTAGAGGTGGATGTGGACTGAGTGACGATTGGGTCAGCCGCCATGACAGGAATGACGAAGATACACCAAAATGCGAATACGATTAAACCCGCTATCAAATTGTTGCGAAGTCTGTCAGTCATAATATCACCATTATAGTTAATTTAATAATCGCTCTCTAGTGTTTCCCTGTTATTAAAATATACAGGAACTCCTAGAAGTGGTCTACCATCATATTTTTGTTCATCAATGTCTTTTCTGGTGGCATCTAAATAAAATAGCATGACTTGTATGCAATCATTACCTATAAACTTATCTCTCCAATGAAATTCATTAACACCATCGTATATCAGCATATCGCCAACCCCTAAGACAATCTCCTCTCCCTCTAAGAAGATACTCCATAAATCCCCACCTAAGTGTATAGTACAAGCAATCTCACAAGCATTCACATCTTTGTGTTTTAATAGTTCATCTCCATTCTTATAAGCACGAAGATAAGAGAACGATTCAAAAAGAGTTTTTCCTGTTTCTTCCTCAACCCTTGGTCTTAATCTTTTTAATAGGGTTTCTATAGTCCTATTGGAATATTGGGAGAATGTTCCTAAAACCTGTCTATCCCTATATGTTCCTAAGTCTTTTAAATCTTCTGTTATATAACCACTTGAGAACATATATGTAATGGCATCTTTATAGGTGCGAATGTAATCAGTTAGAAAACTTGATAACTCTTCTGATACCACACCTCTAACAACTTTCATTAGAATGCCCACGCAACAAATGAATACCGAGTGCCTTTTGTAATCTCTGTAACTTCGTGAGGATACAAGAAAACAGAAGGCATGATTAGTATGTCACCAGTTTTTAGAACATACTCTGTATCTCTTAGCATGAACTTGCCACCCTCATAATCGTCATTAAAAACCCCTACAAAAGATAAAACTGGTATTCCTTTTCTATCTTCAAAACAACTATGAATATGGTCATAGTGTTTTCTCATCTTAGTGCCAACTTCATATTTGTTAAGACGAGGGGAAGTAAATTCAGTTACTATCCAAATTCTTTCATCTGTATTACCCGAAAAAACCAAACCATCTTCATGGAATTTATCCAGATATGTTTCTGTTGCCCTTTGAATATAAGGATTTAATGCATTTTGCATTTCAACAGTAGTGGACTGTATATCTACCTCTTTCTCTTTATGAGATGATTCTTTAAATGGCTCATTAGAATATGTCCACCGATGTTTTTCCCATTCTTGTTTATCTGTCAATTTAAGAAAATCTTTACAAAACTCTTCGGACATAAGATTTTCAACAGTAACATAATCTAAAACATTCATATTATTAACCTCGTCATTGTCTGTTTTGTACCTATTGCACCCTTTATAAAAGTATTAAAAGCCAAACTTACTCTTGTGTTTCCACTCTCTACAGTTCTTACTGAATGCTCTATATGTGATGGAAATAAATATACTCTGCCCTTTTCACATGGAAACCAACTACTTGTATCTTTATACAAATTAAAGAATGGTTTTTCATCTCGCCACAATTCAATCGCATCTCGCATTGGTTCTACATCTATATAAAGGCTTCCAGATATAAGTGAGTTGTAATGATAGTGTTTATGATGCCTTTGCCCAACATTGGTATGATTAACCCAAGACTGTGTTATATATAATTCAGCATCATCTGTTAGGTTGAATATCTCATTGGCATAAGTATTTACAATATTCTCTAATTCTTTTTTTAGTTCACTTAAAGTTTCCAACACATAACTGTTATCACTAACTAAATTATGTTGGTTATCAACCATCTCCAAACTATCAAGAAAATCTTTCTCTTGTTTTGTAAGTTCTCTGTTGAGGTCATATTGTCCTACAGGAACAGAAAAGGCATGGTTTATCATAAGATATTTTTCTTAATTTCTTCTACAAGTAATTTCTTTAAATTCTTTTTCTTAAACAACTTATAGTAATATTCCAAGGGTTTCCAAGAATTTGAGTTTGTATTTTGAAATCCAAGATTTAATATAAGAGACTCAAACTTAGGACTCATAAAAAATGGAACAAACTTTATTTTCTTATCAGTATGAAATCTTAAATAATAGAGGGAATCATCCTCATTGATATTTACTTTATTAACACCCTGTTTGACAAAAAAAGCACAAGACAACATTCTAAAGTGCTTTCCAATATCAAATGTTCCACTTATAACACCACAACTTCTTGTAAAAGAATTATCTGTCATAGATGCAGGTTCTTGTGTCATTAGCAATGAATCATCTTTGGCTATGCACATCATGGATTGTTCTACTGCATATACATTTTTCTTCTCACTATGAGTTGTTATATAGTTATCAAGGAAATCTTGAGATACAATATTAGAGCCTAATCCAATTGACTCAACTACTAATTCCAAAGTAAACCAAGAAGGAATTGCAAAGACATTTCGCATTACATCTTTGTATGCAGGACACTTTAAAAATCTTAAATCATGAGCATCACCCACAAACTCTTTTATCGCAGGTGTTGGTTCTTTACCATGTAGTAAACCATGTGGTCTATCTGGATTATTGGTAAATCCATAATAGACAATTTGCTCATTCATTTAATCCTTATTTTGGATATTTGTCCTTTACTGCTTGAATTGTTGCTGTCATTGTTGCATCGAATGTTCCTGCATGAAACAATGCGTCTAACTGGTCACCAATACTTGGATATTCAGCCTGTCTTTTGCCTTTATATGATGCCGCCCAAGCATCCATTGCATCTTGGTCATCCTGACGAGACTGAGCCTCTGCCGCAAGTGCCGCATCTTCTGTTGCCTTTGCAGTTGCATGAGCATCTGTATAAGCTGTGTATGGTGACATACTGTCTATAGTTTCGTTTGCCGTACCATCATTGTACTCAATATGTCCAGTCGAGCCATCCCATTGAATAGCATGAATATTTGAAGCCAATGAAGATAAGTCAACTGATTGTCCATTGCCATCTACAGTCACCGCATCATCAGGTCTGGTCATTGATATAATTGCCATCTTATCTCCTCTAATTATTTAATCTTTTTGTTCTACCATTTGCCAAAATCTTATTAAACTCTGACTGCCCTTTTACTGTTTCATTCCTAAAAGATTCAAGTGCTTGTGTCTGTCCTCTATTAGTCTGAGACATTTCTACTTGTAATGTGGGCATCCAAGATATAGCACAAGACCAATCCTCAATATCTTTACCAGTATTTGGATTCATCCCTACCAACTTGGTGTACCACATACACCTATGTATTTTATTATCCTTTATCTCTTCACACTCACTCCCAAGAGGACAAGTAAATACTATTTCTAAATCTTTTTTACCTTTAGGCATCTTTACTACAGATTATAACATCAATATACTGTGGTGCTTGTATGGTATGTGTATGCGCTCCTGATGAACCAGTTGCACCCGGAGTTGTTGAAGCCGAAGTTCCTGATAAACTGTGAGAGTGAGAACTACCACTACCACTACTACCTGTACTTTGACTTGATGTGCTTCTCCAAGCAGGAAATCCACCATAAGCAGGGTTACCCGGGCCGCCAGTTTGTAGTGACGAGTATCTTGTATATGAGTGATTATGCGAAGGCATTTCACCTGTACTTAGTGTATGCGCTCCTGCGGCAAAAGAACCTGCACCATGAGTATGTGCGGCTGATGTGTGGGTGTGTGCGCCATCCGAAGATGTTGTCTCACCTGATGACATTGCCCAATCACCACCAGTACCACCACCTGAACCAGATACAACCCTTAATGTTTTATCATTCTGAGTTGTAACTTTTGTCCATCCAGTTGGTGCTGATGCTTGGAAAAAAACCATTACAGTACCATTAGGTATATAGTCTTCACCTTCAGGCACTTCTGCCCAAGTCATTCCACCATTATTGCCTGATTGCTTTTGCAGGAAATAACCATTAGTTCCTGCATTTGAAATATATAGATTATCTTCATCTACAGATTCACTAGACATGTGTGCTAAATCTATACTTCCATCTACATAGGCTCTACTATCAACAGAATTGTCTGATAGGTGTACCTCGTCAATACTTCCATCAACATAAGCATCACTATCTATTGAATTATCACCTATTGCTATTGGTGTACCATCTGCCCTCGTATAACTTAGACATTGGACTGTATTAGCACCTGTCGATTGAAAGATTGCTACATCCCCTGCGGCTGTTGTTATGTTTGCCGCTCCCGGCAAGTCTAAATTAGTAGCATGATGTGTCATTACCAATGCACCATCAAACTGCAAAGCGAATTGTTTATCAGCCGCTACAGTCATAGCTGAAAAACCAGTAGTTCCTGTTACATCGAAGTAACTGCCATCAGTATCAATAACTAAAGGTGAAGCTGATGCTATATCACCACCTTTTACGCTAGTACCTGTTGCTAATAACGAATCTAGCGTGTCTAGTGATGTATTTAACTTTGTACCCCAAGTATCAGCAGAAGCTCCTACTTCTGGCTTCACCAAGGAGTATATTGTAGTCGTTGTATCTGCCATTCTAAATCTCCTCTAAAAAGTTCCTTTCCATACTCGAAGTTTATCAAATTCGCCACTAAGAATCTTTCTCTTCACGACTTGCTTACGAGCCTCTATATCACTCCATTTGATACCTGCCTCAGTACACCACATTTTTATGATGTGAATTGGTATCGAACCAACTAACCTGTTCTCCCCAGTTAGACCAACCTTTGCATTATTAAGTTGTTCTACCCTTTCAAGTGCAGGGTTGTTGTCGTATGTACTCTCGACAATTATCTTACCAGTTTTATTGTCGTGATGTACAGTTTCTTTAATCTTGCTCACGTTTCTCCTAGTAGTGTGGGAGGCTTAACTCAGACCTCCCACTCTATTATTCTACCTCATTATGAAGTAGTACAGTCTGCAACCATGCCTGATGCTTTCTCATTCTTAGAAACGAGAGTCAACTCAGTCACAACTTGACGAGTTGAATTATCACCAGTTTTAGCTAGTTCGACATTCTTAGTTCCCCTAAGAACAGCGACTGCCCACATGTCATTCTGCATGATGAAAACATCCCTGCTTCGATTTTCACGAGTAGGTACAAAATCAACTGTACCCCAAGGTGTTACATATACATCTACAGCATTTACAACTGCGTTAGTACCACCAACTGCCGCTCCAATAGTAGAGCGTTGGTTGTTCATACCTTCAAAGTCTAATGCCTTGTTCATCTGAAATGCACTTAGATAAACAACATCAGGTTTACCACCCTTCTCCCAAATTGATTGCATTGCCGCATCAAATTTGGTTTGGTTGAATACTGATTGCGCTCCATCTGTACGAGCATCAGTACCATCACCTGAAGCGTGTGCGCCTCCTGAACCCTTGTTTTGAATAGTAGAAGTAAACCAACAAGGCGCTCCTGCTAATTCACGAGCCGCAGATGCTGAACCTGCTACCCTTGCGTTGTTGTCAAAGAGTGCCTTCTCGATGTCGAGTTTTTGCTCTTTTGCAATCTTCAAAGTCTGATATGCCATCTCAGATGCACGACCGGCTTTGTCTAAGCCTTTGTCGGTATCAGGAATGACTACAGCGTTTTTGAAGATTTGCGTGTAATTACCTAGACGAGTGGTTGCAACTCTTGCTTCTGCTGTTGTTGCATCACCCTCAATATGAGCATTAGCCGCAGATGCTCTTAACGCATCTGTCTGATGTTCATGGTAGGTATTACTGGCTGTCACTTTCTTACAGCTAGAATAAAATGGTGTTTCTTCAGGGGATATGTCATAAATGACGTTCTCCAAGTCCTCTCGAATACCTTTTGCATCATAACTGTCAAACGTGTTTGTAGGTTGAGCCATGATATTTCTCCCTATTAACTATTAACAATTAAACTAACAGCATCATCGATACTGCCAGTTTCCCTTAGTTTTGCCTTTTGGCGAGAACGTACTTTAGCATTTGGAGTTGCCATTTTCTTAGCACCCGGCTTTACCACAGGTTTCGCAGACTTAGTTTTCACTTGGGCCTTTGATTTACCTGAAATAATATCCTGATACTTCATAGCATCGTGCAATACTTTAATCGCTCGATAGTCAGATATTTGGTCAATTTCCTGAGTAGTGTAACCATACTTAGATTGACCGGTAGCGACTAACTGCTCCCTTAATTTTGTGCGTGAATCTTTATTCGCAAATTCAGGGATTTCTTTTTGGAGTATTTGCATCTGTTCTTGTAGATAAGCTTGTTTAGCGTTCTGTTGGGCCACACTATTTTGCTGTGAAGCCTGTTGGAGTTGTGCCATTTGCCTATCATGATTAGCCTTTGCCTCTTCATACTCAAGATTCTTTTGCATGTACCCAATAGGGTCAGCATCAAATTCCTCTTTAGTAGGTTTAACTGGCTCAGGTGCAAATCCTCCATTTTGGAGTTGATTGTATAAATCAGCCATTTGCTGACGTTCATTATTCAAGGCTGTGTAGACTGCTTCGGCTTCTTTCTTTGCCGCCGCAACTTCCTGCATACCTTGTTGGACGTACTCTTGTCCACTATAGCCTTGCTTTAAGTCATCTAAGGTTACCTGTCTCTCCTGTCCATCTACCTTGACAGAATATAATTCAGGCTCTTCTTGACTTGGCTCTTCTATAAGGTCTTCGTCATCCGAGTCAGAAGCTTCAACTTCCTCCTCTTCTTCAACTTCTTCAGTTTCAGCCTCAGCAGTAGCTTCTACCTCTTCAGTAGCCTCTTCCGTTGCCTGAGCTTCTAAAACTTCTTCAGTTGGTTCTTCACTTGGAGCAACAATGCTCTCTACAGCATCCTCTATGGTGCTGATTGGTTTGGTTTCAGTTGTGTCTTTTGCCACGATGCTGTCTCCTATTTCTTACGTTTACGATTTTGCATTGCTTCATCAGTATGTACCGAGTCGAAGTAATCCTCAATCTTCCTTAAAGCACAAATTATGTTATGTGCTTCCTCTCGCTGTTCCCCTGTGGAATCAGCATTTACAAAAACAGCGACTTGCTGTTCAGTAATCTCTTTAAAGGCTAATTGAAATGTGTCATCAGCCTGTAATGTTCTCATCTTAGCAGATTTTTCTACAATTGAAAGTTTGTTAGCCACTAGAATCTACCTCCCTCTACTGCTTTTGCAGGTGATTCTTGTGGGTATCTAGCCTTCTCTTGAGCCGCTTTTATTTGTGCGGTATCTACAGAAGTGCCATACTTTCCTAGTATTTCTGCTACTTTAATCATCAATTCTTGGTCTAATGCATCTCGCTCTCTGTCATCTACTGCTAGTGCTTTTTGTGCATCTATTTGAAGTTTAACCATATCCATTTCAGCTTTCTTATCAGCTTTATACTGTTCTGCTTGTACTAGAGCCTCAGCTTCAGTAATTTCCGGAGACTGTGCCGCCAGTTCTTGTTGCTGTTGAATTAACTGAGCTTCAATCTCAGGATTAATTGGGTTAAAGTATCTATCAACATTCTTAACACCTTGTAAAGCTAACATATCACCCATTGTGTTACGTATTCCAGTCAATGAACAAAGGCCATTACCACTACCATATTGATTCCATATCTGTAACTGCATTTGTAGTGCTTGAGCTAAAGCCGCATGTCTTTCAGCTTCCTGACCTGTACCAACACCCACATTTACCTGTATATCCATAGCTGTGTTCCAAACCCTTGGGTCTACTGGTTGGAAATTGCCATATAAGCGCATTAAAGTCTCTTCACAGCTATTTTCTACTAATAGGTTGAGCATTAGCTTAAATAGACGTTTCATACCGCCCTCGGCAATATTTCGAGCCATAACCTCAATCTGAGCTGAACCTTGTTGTGCTTGTAGACGAGCCGCAGTAGCTGAGGTATTTTGTAATGCATCAGGGTCTAACCCCATAGAAGCCCGGCTTACACCTGATTTAGCTTCAACAGCATCGTCCATGTATTGCATCGCAGTTAATACCTGACCTGCGACAAAAGGAGTTGCAATATCTACAAGCGCTTGTGGTGACTTCAATCTTACGAGTCCACCTATCTCATTGTTCATTAAATCGTCTACATTGACCTGACCTTGAACATAGCCTTGTCTTGGGGAGTTAGTCAAGGCTACATTATCCATCATACCTCTAAGCATTGCTGTAGAAGAATCTTGGTCATTCATAAGTAGGTCTGCAACACTACGTCCAAAGAATGTATGTGGCTCAGGGTCTATTTCAAATACTGCAAATGGCACATCACCATAAGGCTCACACTCTAAGACTTTATCATCACCACCTGCCATTAGTATTCTGTACATCATGGCAATACCTGTTCCTTCTTTGTCCATTTTCATATAAGCTTCAGTAACAGAAACTTTTTTCATTGAAATGTCTTGTGTATTTTCTTCTTCATCTTGTTCGTAACCTTTACGCTCAAAATCTTCTGCATCATTATAAGAATCATCTGAGGTTATACCGGATAATTCTGAAATCATATCAAAGTCATAACCCATCTCTACTAAATCACTTACACGCATTTCTGTTCTATGCGCTACAATGTATGCATCCTCAATGCTCTTTGCGTTTCTATCTACTAAGAACTCTTCAGGTGGTACAGATTCCATTTTCAGCTCACCATTTGATTTTTTGTGGCTTACTTTAAGTGAATGCATTGCTTCCTGTGTTTGTACACCTGTTTCATCAATTTCAATTTCTGTTTCTTCAGTATGTTCAATGACTTCTACATCTTCTTCGTTGACAATAGCCGCCATTTCATCTTCTGTTACGTTTGAGTATGTATGAATAGTGGCTGAAGTGTTTTCTTCCCACCAAATTTTTAATATACCGGTTTTCTTAACTAAAGCA